TGGCTGCTTCGGTGAACTCTTCGATCGTGACGAGCTCGCCTCCAGCTGTAAGCGTGTCGAGATCGAGCTCGTACCCGTCAATGAGGATCGGCTGCTCGTCCGGATACTCGTCGTACACTGACGGGACGCCGCCCATGCCGAAATAGAAGCCGTTGCTCATGCGAAGTACCTCAACTCGAGAATGGTGATCATGGTTGACTCCAGGTCAGATAGCTGATCCAAGCACTCTCACCCGCATGGCTGTGTCAAGTGAGGAACGGGCAAGGGCGCTTGGATCGGCTTTCTTGAGGCAATAAAAAAGCCCCCGGCGTGGTGCCGAGGGCAGGAAAAGCAAAGCCCCGTCAGTTTTCACCGACGGGGCTGAATGTCGCTACGGTCGATTGCAATCTCGGTTCCGTAGAGGCCTTCCATAGGAAAGGACTTTAAACGAGTTCGGCGAACCGAACTGTGCCACTTCTGAAACTAACACAGAACGTCCCTAAAGTCAAATACCTGGAAGGTGCCGTTTTCAACTTTTACTGAACCCGTGACGCCGTATCCTGCGAGAACTCCCGTGAAGATTTCGCACATGGTGCCAGCGGGCAAAGTTAGATAGTTGTATTCGCGCTTACCATCCCCACCATCTTTACACAGGAGGGGGAGTGAAAGGCGCTTGTAGCTCAGTGTGTAAAGCATGTCGCACTTAGCCCAACACTTCAAGCTAGGGTACGCAGGAGAAATAGGTGCACAAAGATTGATTTCAACGTTGTAAGAGCGTTTTACCATCGGCTCTGTTGTGCTCAAGGGTACGAGCGTGGCATATCCGAAGCGATTGCGGTCCTTTGGCGAAATGCACACCACGGGGCGTCGCTTGACCATTTCTGGCTTTTCGAAGTCTTTCGGGAAATCGCAGATCAAGATTTGCCCGATTGCCGGTTGGAAACGGATAGGCATGCAAATTTATCCTTGGCAAAGTGAGATGTCAGCAATTGTACGTGAAAGCCCATCGAAGCGTCCTTGGTAAAGACGCTTCGATCGGCTTTCACACGAGACTCGGGTGTGCTCCTGCCGGCTGCTTGATCTTGCGATCCGTACCCCGGAGGCCCCTACGCGGGCGGCTGTGCCATCCCGTGCTAGCTACATGCAGGTCGTCGTAGCTCGCTCGCACTCGCCCGGCTGCCGTGCCGAGGTCTTAGCGGTCCGGGACCCTTCCTCCCTTTGCTCCTCACAGCCGGCGGGTTAGGCCATTTGTGGAGAGGTTGCGTCTATTCAAGCGCTCTCACGTGTTGCTCTTTGCAGGTGCCCGCAACAGCGCTTGAATAGACCGCCTGAACAACAGGCGGAGAATTCGTTCACTTAAGAATCGTGAGAACCAGTACGGCAATGGCCGGGATGGCGAGCATCGCGCCGAAGAACAGGTTGACGCCGAACTCGATCGTGTCTTCATCCGTGAGCGTGCGCGGGTCGGCGCTGGGCGTCGAAGCGAAGAAGAAGTTGGCGAGCTTGGACATGGTTGACTCCTAGAGAGACTGGAGAATCTGGTTGACGTTGCGGGCGACCTGCGAGTACTTCTGAGTGATCGTCCTTTGTGCCCTGATTGAGGGCGTCGTGAGCATGTAGAACGTGAGCTCCTGTGCGGCCGTGAAGTCCGCCATTGTGGCGACCAGCACGTCGTGGACGAGGCATGCGTCGCGGCCGAGGCATGCGTCGCGGCCGAGGCGGTGAAGGCGGATGGCCAGCACTTGATCGAACTCGGCGGCCTTCATTCCCTCTCATCCCTGAGAAGGCGGTAGATCTGGATCGCGATCGCATACTCCATCGCGCCTGTCTCGACCCTCATTTCGCTCGCAAAGACGTTGTCCGGCGAGGCGGTGAAGGAGCGGGACGTGATGACGAAGAAGTCCGCCAGATCGTTCAGAAGGCACGTAGCGGCGAAGGGATCGCGCTTGGTGATGTCGCGGATGAGCTCGTGCACGCCCCAGATGTCGAGCTTCTGGAGCTCTTCGGTGATGAGGTAGAGGTCGGCTTCATCAAGGCCGTATGCGCTGGAGATGCGGGCGTCGATGCAGGCGCGGAAGTCGTCGAAGGTCATGGTGTTCTCTTGCAGAAAATCGGAAAACCGTTTGTGTTTTCCGTAGTCCTTATATTACGGCAAACCGTAATGCGCCTGCAAGCAAAAGTTTCGGTATCCCGCAATGCACTTAACCGAAATCAAAGAAACGTAAAAAAGCCCGCGCAAGGCGGGCTATAGGACGGTGGAAGGTGGTATGGGCGTTAGAGCCAGCTACCGCCGGAGCGGTCGCGGACGCGGCCGATGAGGTGGAATGTCTGCATGTCGGCGCCGGAAATCGTCTCGTCGGGCACCTCCGGATTGAGCGACTGGATGAGCAGTCCATTGATGAGGGAGCGCAGGACCTTGACCCTCATCTTGCCGTGAATCATGAATACGTAGACCTTGCCACTGATGATGTCGGTCGGCGTGCAGTCCACAAGGATCTTGTCGCCGTCCCACAGGTAGGGCTCCATGCTGTCGCCGTGGACCTCGAAGGTCTTGCAGTTCTCGGGGTTGATCTGGTGAAGCTGAAACCACGAGCGGGGCTTGATGAAGCCGCATTCCTTGCCGTCAACTTCTTCAAAGACGGGGTTTTCGTTGCCGGGGCCAGCAGATGCTTGCACATGGTACTGAGGGATCACGATGTAGTTAGGGTCTGGGAGCGCCGCGCCTTCGCCTGTGTCCTCATAGACCTGTACCGAGGTCGAGCGCATGGCGCCGATGCCTTCAGCGAGCCAGGACGCATTGACGCCGAGGTACTCGGCTGCGCGTAGGGCGTGCTTGTAGTTGATTGCCTTCGTCTTTCCCGAGAACCAGTCCGTCATGGATGACGGACTCAGACCGCAGTGCTTTGCGAGGCCAGCCTTGTTCTTGTAAGGGGCGGTCAACTGGGCGGCCTCAAGAGCTTCCGCCAATCGTGTCGAGAGCGTGCTCATAGTCTTTCTCCGTGTCTAGGTTTCGGCATACCTTAAACATAGTTGAGGGTGTGTTGCCTGTCAATTACGGAATACCGTATACTAGCTCCGTAGCATCATTTCACCTTCCCGAACTGATATGCAAGAGAACAAGCTCAAAAAGCCGAGAAGGCTCGATCCTGCCTTCAGCGCCCGCGTCATCGACGAGCTGGGCGGCACCAGCGCTGTCGCTCGTATCTGCGGCGTCACGCCGTCAAGCGCCAGTGAGTGGAAAGTGGACGGCATCTCTCGCGGCTACTTCATGTACCTGCGCGAGCGCTTCTCCCACCTTCCCATCATGCGCGAGAAGACCGCGCGCGACTTCTGATCCGACTGTCGGAGGTCCTATGAACTACTACCCGCACAACATCGGCGACTTTGCCATTGAGACGAAGTACATGACCTTTGAGCAGAAGGGCATCTACGTCGACTTGCTCGACCGCTATCTATCCACTGGCAAGCCACTGGCTACCCAGTGGGTCGCGGCAATCGAGCGACTGGCTAGCGACGGTGCCGTGAAGTCGGTTTTGACCCTCTGTTTTGAGGAAAAAGACGGCTTCTACTACCACGCAGGGTGCGAAAAACTGCTCGCCGACTATGCCGCAACGGTCGAAAAGAACCGCCGGAACGCCAGAAGCCGCTCGAAGAGGACTTCCGAAACCGTTGAAGACGAACAGTTTGAACCCAGTGGCAACCCAGTGTCAGCCCAGTCGCTAGCCACTGGGGTACCTAACCAAGAACCAATAACCAATAACCAAGAACCAATAACCAGTAACCAGAAACCAGAAAAAGAGGAAGCGCGGTCAAAGCCCGCGCGTCGTCCCGCGCCGAAGCTTGTCAAGCCGGAAGGCGTCTCGGACGGGGTCTGGGATGAATGGCAAGCCCTCAAGCGAAAGCTTTGCAAGTCCTGCTCACAGCGCATGGTCGACGCGATTGACCGTGAAGCCCAAAAGGCAGGCATGACGGTTGAGGAGGCAATGGTCTATCAGCTCGAAAAAGGCTGGAAGGGCTTTGAGGCCGAATGGGTCCTCCGTGACCGAGGGCAGTTTTCCGATCAACCCAAATCTCAAACCAAATTCGTCCTCCGCGAAAAGCGGCAGGAAGACCGCAGATACGGACTTTGAACATGCAGCAGATTTCTGAACTTTCGCAAGCCATCCCGGCATCGAAAACCGAAACGTTTACTTGCCCCATTCACGGTGACATGGTCTATGAGACCTATCGCCTGCCGGATGGATCCTGGAAGGCTCCGTACTGCCCGAAGTGCCGAGCCCTCGAGCTCGAGCATACCCAGCTCATCAACCGCCTGAAGTCCGAGAACGACACTCGAGCCAAGGAGCTTCGCCAGACGTTCTCGACGCCTCTCCCGCTCGACTATGAGTTCGCGTCTTTCGACACCTATTTCCCCGAAAGCGACGAGGAATGCAAAAACATCGCCGTCTGCCGACGCTTCGCAGAGCGCTTCATGGAGCGTGAGCTCGAGCGTGAAAAGGCTCATGAAGCTCAACAGCACGACTGGCAGACGCTCAACTCTATTGGGCTTTTCTTTCAGGGTAACTACGGCTCCGGCAAGACGCATCTGGCTTACTCGATCCTCAAGCGCCTGCAGGCCGACGGTATGACCGGCTTCTACATCACGATCCCCGATCTCTTTGACCGCCTCTCCGACCGCGTGAACGTGATCGACCTTCCGAAGATGATGGCCAAGCTCACCATGGTGACCTGTCTCGTCCTCGACGAGATCGGTGTCCAGTCCGGCAGCGAGTATGAGAAAAAGCGCCTCTTCCAGATCATCGATGGTCGCATCAAGAACGGCCGCCCCACGATCCTCATCAGCAACCTTGACCGCGACGAACTCAAGGCGCTCCTTACGCCGCGCGTCATGAGCCGCATCAAGGCCAGTGTCTACCCGCTCACCTTCACGGGCCGATCCCGTCGAATCGAAGTGGCCAATAACAAAGCCGAGGACATCTTCTGATGAATCAACCCAACAAAAAGCCCACGGACTTCACCTTCTTCCAACTCTGCGACCGTTACCCCGTCTTTTCTGACATCAACACGAGGAATCGGCAGGCTACAGAGCTCTGGGATGAGGTCACTGGGGATCGAATCCAAGTCGAGACGGTCGGCACCACGACCAGAGTCAAGAGAATCCGCGCAGGAGAGGACCGCGCTTTCGTCCTCGAGGTCTTCAAGGCATCGAGCCGAGACGCGGCACGAAACAAGCACTACGGCGTCGTAGGACGCATCCAGAGACAGGGGATCTAGACGCGGGAAGAAAGGAAATGTTCGCAGGAAACGACGTCGACGCGATCTGGATGGAACAGTGGCCCATTCGGGCACTGTCGAGATGTTGAACATGACGGCTTCTCCGTGAGGTGGTTGATAGGCTGTCTGGGGAGACACCTTCAATCATCTCACGGGGGACCTAGAAAGGAGGAGGAATGGATGCGATTGAGTGTTTGATTGGCCTGGTGTTGCTCTTCGCGATGTACGTGGCTTGGGTATTCGAAGGAGATGACTGGAATGAATGAAAAAAGGAGGGGGCATGAAAGAAAGTGACGAATATCGCCTCGGACGATCTGCCGCATTGCGTGGTGAGTCGATGGCGAAATACCAGAGCCTCACGGCTCGAATGAATCCCAAAAAGAGAGCAGCCTTCATTCAAGGCTATTACGACGGACTGAGGAGAAAGGAAAAATGATTGGTTTCACGATTGAGGGGGCTCCAGTCCCCAAAGGACGCCCGCGCTTCACGCGCACTGGGCATACGTTCACACCGGCCAAGACGCGTCAATACGAAGCTCTGGTGACGGCAAGAGCAAGGGAAGCCATGATCGGCAAGAGAAAGATCGAAAAACCGAACGCAGTGCGCGTTGACATTCTCGCTGTGTTCCCTGTACCCGCATCGTGGTCGAAAAAACGCCGTCTGGCGGCTCTGCAAGGTGTCGAGCATCACGTCTCAAAGCCGGACCTTGACAACGTGCAGAAGGCGATCCTGGACGGCATGAACGGGATCGTTTTTGAGGACGACTCGCAGGTGATCGACAGTCGGACCAGAAAGGCATACGGACCCGAGCCGGGGGTAAAAGTTTTTATTGATGAGGTGAAGCATGGATGATGCTGACCGAGCCGCCAGAAGCGATGAATGGATCATGCGTGCGGCGATAGAGGAGAGAAAGCCAGAGGGACCGAGCCCGGTTCTCGTGAGCTTGTGTTTGAACTGCGGAAAGGTCATTGAGAGAGTGCCCGCATCCGCTAATGGAGTGAAAAACGTTCGACGTTGGTGCTGTGCAGCCTGCCGCGATGAGTGGGAAGAGGAACATGAACGCTGAAGAAAAGATTCTCGAAGACCGTCTGATCAACTGGGGACGGTGGAACCAAGACCCGAAGCGACAGGGACGCTCTCCGCTCTGTGCCTTCATGGAAGCCGTGCCGAACGATGAGAAAGACAATGACGCGCCGGTCGAACGGCATGACGGACCGCCGCCGGTGGATGTCAGCGATGCCCTGCTTGTACAGAGGGCGTGGGAACGTCTTCCGGTTGCGCCGGAACGCTACAGAAAGGCGAAGATGGTTGTCGGTGTTGCATACGCCTTCAACGTGCCTTTCATGGACCTGAAGCGCATCCTGAGGAAGTATCACCGCATCAATCTCCATGAGCGGGAGTTTGATGGCCTGGTGGAGATGGGTAGAAAGATGATTCGAAACAATCTTCTCAAAATCGAAGGCATGCCACCAAAATGAGTTATACTCAGCAGTAACAATTTGAAGCTGTGTGATCAGCGGGGCCGTTTTCTGGGATAGGTGCATCTTCAGAAAACGGCATGCCTTTTTGCGTAGGTGGGGTTGGATTCTAAAGAATGAGCCTGTTGGAGATTTCTTGCGGGCTTTTTTATTTAAAAACCACTTTATTATGCTGCTTCAATGATATGTGTGATTTTTTTCATGCTAAGAGGTAGGTGTGATTACTAAGGTGAGGAAGAAAATTTACTATCGAATGGCGACTTTCGAAGGTGTAGATGCTTCAATAACATTGCAGTCATTACTGAAAAAAAATCTTAGAGTCAGGGGTTGGCAGTCGACAACAACAGCTGAATCCCGATGAAAAAACTTTTAGAGCCATCAATCAACATGCAGAATGCCAGGGGATGACCTGTTGTCAGGTTATTCAAGTAGATCCAAATGCTTATCAGCCAGTTATGATCTACGACAGTGGAACTCCTGAAGAGTATCGTATTGATGCAGTTTCGACGACCGAGCTAGGGAGAGAGGACTTAAAAAGTCATAGCGATTTTGTAAACTCTATGCTTTATTTCGGAGTGAAGGGGAATGAGGTTGTGGTTATGCCATCAAGTGCATTAACAATGCTTTCTCTAGAGCGGTATTTGGGATGGTTGCTTTTTGATAAAAAGCTTATTCCAGAGGACGCGAAATTCGCTTTGATAAAAACATTTACTCCTAATGTTGACGAATTGATACGGCAACATCCGGTTAGAAGCGTTCAAATTGGGGCGCCAATTCTTAACGAGAGTTCCTCTTTTGTTAACGAAGGGGAAAAGAAAGGAGAGTCTTCATTAAAAGACAATGTTACTGTTAAGGATGGAGTTTCTGTTAACGTAGATAGTTTAGGAGCAAAAATCCTTAAAATTTTGTTAAGAGAAGGTAATAGTCAAGACAGTTGGGTTAATGATCTTTCTGATCAATCGAATTTGCAAGCTAAATTGGTGATTTCTTATTCTCGAAAAACAGATCCCGCTGGCCGAAAGCTTATGAATGTTATCGGTTCTAGTTTGCGTAATATTGATGATAGTGAGTTAATTCTTACATTAGATGGATGCGGCGTCTTAAGGGGAGAACAACTTAATTTGAGTAAAACTATCGATGTTGAGAAAACAACACGCGGTTTATATGCAACAGGTAATCTCTATAGAGACATGGTGGCGTGGTTAATAGAAATCCATGAAAAGAAGGAATGAAAATGAGATCTTTCTTTACAAGTACACTATTTGTAGTTGTTTTGATATGTCTGTTGCTGTTGGGCGGTGGGTATCTTGGTTGGTTAATGAAAGACCTTTCTGATGCTACCAAAACGGGATTGACATATGGGTTTATTACATTTGCGATTTTGCCAATCTCTTTGTGCTTGTGGGGTGTTAAGGAATTTAATGCTGCATTTCCTAATGTTGCTCTTGAGTTGGATAAAAATGGTAGAAATCGTCTAGGTTGTTTAATTGATGATAAAATCGAAACGATTATTGTATTGGCTTTTTTTATAGTATTTATTCAAATTATTCTGGCCTTTTGTTTGCTTTATTTCTTTGCTGGTAGTAACTACGAATTTGTAATTTTAGGGATTCTTTTTGGCGGTATATTGTCTTCTCTTGTGTATGGTTTGTATGTTTGCTTTTCAGTTAGAAAGTTGGCCAGAACAGTTGAAGAGATTATTTCTAAAAGAGTCGCAAGAGAAAGACTTGAGAAGTATAAAAAAGAATTTGAAGACTCTTAGCTAGGCAAGCTCGCCAGTGAAAACTGACGGGCTTTTCTATTTCGAAAGTGGCTACTGTCGTAGCCGCTTTTTTTGTGTCCAGTGCGGCTGAGGCACGAGGCGGTCGTGGCTTTGGCAGCGTTCATTCTCCCGTCCTGCTCCTACGAAGAGCTATGCACCGAAGCGCACGACCGTTGTGAAGAGGAACGCGACCGTCATCAACCAGACGGTGAATCAGGTGCCGGCATCTTCCAACAGTGGCTTCTGGTCTACTGTTGCTGGATTGTTCGCGGGATCGATGGCAGGCAATGCTGTCTACGATGCTGTGACCGGTGACAAGAGCTAGGAGCCGGTGCAGGCTCAACCTCAGCCCGCTCAATAAAATTCCCAATAAAACGAAAGCCGTAGGAGCTACCAACTCTTGCGGCTTTCTCGTTCTACAACCTGAAGTAGAGGTCGTATGACTAGAAAGATTGTACACAAGCCCGGCCAGATCGTTGGATTGTTTGAGATCGTTGCATCAGCGGGATCAACGCCGCGTGGCGGGAAGCTCAGGTGCACCAACTGCGGCGCAGAGATCGTTCGACGTGGCACGTCCATTCGTACAGCTCTGAAGAACGGCGGACGATGGATCAACTGTGAATGCGGTGGGGCGGCGAGGCAGGATATATCCCGCTCCTTTGCTGAAGCAGCCCAGAAGGATGTGATGGCTCAACAGCGTGAAGCTGAACGCCAGGCAAGACTCAGGAAGGATAACCGCCTTCTGTACTTCATCTGGGGAACTATGAAGGAGCGCTGCTACAACGCATCAAACAAGAAGTTCAAGTACTACGGTGCACGTGGCATCTTCGTTTGCGATGAATGGCGCGATGACTTCGAGGTCTTCTGCACCTGGTCTCTCAAGCATGGTTATTGTCGAGGGCTCACCATTGATCGTATTGACAACGACCGCGAGTACAGCCCAGACAACTGCAGGTGGACGACTTACGCAGTGCAGAACAGCAATCAACGGCGAGGAAAGCGCGGGCCATACAAGCCGCGCAAGCATGCACGGGTCCTTCCGGGGGATTGAGACCCTTGCGGGCGGTTCCGACCCCGAAAACGGTCTAGATGCAATTTTCAAAAGGGTGTTTATGAACATTTCACTTTACGCTTTCCGTGAACGGTTTACGCTTGCCGGCGCTCGCCGGTATTGAAGCGAAAGCGCGAACGCGTGAAGATGGAATTACCAAACAAAATGAGGTGTTGGCATGGCGAACGATGGCGTCAGCATGCGAGAGTTTGCGCGCCAGGTCGGACGTAGTGCCGCATACGTAAGCGGGAAGTGCAAGACTGGCGAGCTGCCTCTTGTCGATGGAAAGATTCCGTTAGAAGAAGGCCTGAAAGCCTTCAAGGCTCTGGTCAAGTCTGAAGAACGAAAAAAGGCGAGCCGTCGCACGTCCAGAAAGACTGCGGACGTGTTCACGAGCGATGACGAAGACGACAAGCAAATATCGTCTGCGCTGAACGTTAACGAGGCGTTCAACAAGGCCCGGCTCGCAAAAGAGGTCGCGACCGCAAAGATCAAGGACCTCGAATACAAAAAGCTCAAGGGCGAATATGTCTCGGTTGCTGAGGTTGAGGCGGACGCGAGAGAGGCAGCAGCGATGCTCCGAAACTTCGCGATTTCCGCCCCGACTCGTTACTCGGCCCTGCTTGAGAATCGGACGCAGCGCGAAGCCGAGGAAGTCCTTGAGGACATTTTCCGCGACCTTCTGAAAACGATCAACGGCTCGCGGTTTGCAAAGGAGTGATGGAATGGGTATCTGGTCGAAAGCGTGGGCTACGGCCTGCCGTCCCATTTCTCGTTTGACCGGGAGCCAGTGGGCCGACAAGTTCCGCGTCGTCGCTTCTGGTACGTCTCCTGAAGCAGGTATGTGGCGCACAAGTCGAACTCCCTACCTGCAGGAGCCTATGGACTCTGCGACGGACAGGCGCACGGAAATCGTCGTCATGTGTTGCTCGTCACAGCTCGGCAAGTCGGAGATGCTCCTGAACATCATGGGCTACTACGCCGACCAGGAGCCTGCTCCTCAGCTGATGCTTCAGCCGACAGTTGAAATGGCCGAGGCGTTCTCGAAGGAGCGCATCGAGCCGATGTTCCAGAACTCTCCAGGCTTGCAAGGCAAGCTCGAAGAAGGGAAGGACGGTCGCGGCTCTGCGAAAAAGTCAAGTACGACTATTCGCATGAAGCATTTCCCGGGCGGGTATCTGGCTCTGGTCGGTGCGAACTCACCGGCTGGTCTTGCCTCTCGTCCGATCCGAGTTCTGCTTTGTGACGAAGTGGACCGTTACGGCGTGACGAAGGAAGGTGACCCTCTGAAGCTCGCGATTCAGCGAACTCAGAACTTCGGAAACAGAAAGATCATTCTTGTCAGCACGCCGACCATCAAGGGCGCATCGAAGATTGACGACTGGTACGAACGAAGTGATCAACGTCGCTTCTTTGTCAAGTGTCCTCATTGTGGTGAGGAACACATTCTCCAATGGGCGAACGTGACGTGGCAGAAGGATGACGAAGGGAACGCGCTGCCGATGACGGCAAGCATGCATTGTCCAGAGTGCGGCTGCATGACGAGAGGTGCCTACAAGCCTGATCCAAAGTTGCTACAGAGCGGGCGGTGGATTGCAACGAACCCCGGCAGCAAGATCAAGGGCTATCACGTCAACGCGCTTTACTCGCCGTGGGTGAACCTCAGCGATCTCGTCGAAGAGTTCGTGTCGGTCAATCACAATCGGGACAAGCACGGGCTCATGGAGTTCGTGAACCTGAAGCTCGGTGAGGCGTGGGAGGAAATCAATCCTGATGCTGACAACTGGGAACAGCTGTTCAATCGGCGCGAAAGCTATCCGGCAAACGGTGTTCTACCGGATGGCGTCTTGCTATTGACAGCCGGCATCGACGTTCAGCACGACCGACTGGAATGCTCGGTCTACGGATGGGGCGTCGGTCGAGAGTGTTGGGGAATTGAGCACCGCATTCTCTATGGCCGCCCGGATGATCCGCGAACATGGCAGCAGCTCGATGCTGTCCTACAGCGTCAGCATTCGATGCCGAACGGCGTCAACGTGGCGGTTGCTTGTGCCTGCGTTGACTCTGGTGACGGTACCTACACGACGAACGTCTACCAGTACACGAAAGCCCGCGAACGGATGCGCGTCTTCTCTGTGAAGGGGCGAGGCGGTATCGGTGTCCCGTTCATCAACACGCCGACGAAGAGCAACGCGATGAAGGCAACGCTCTTTACGCTCGGTGTTGACAGCGGGAAGTCGCTCGTCATGAACAGGCTTTCCGTGCAGGAACCCGGTCCGAACTTCGCGCACTATGCGGCGCAGGAGGATCGGGGCTTCTCTGAAAACTTCTTCAAGCAGTTGACCGCTGAGGTGCTTGAAAAACACTTTGAGAAAGGTGTCTCGAAGATGGCGTGGAAGAAAATCCGCGAACGAAACGAGGCGCTTGACTGCGCTGTCTATGCGACGGCTGCGTTGGAGCTTCTCTCTCCGAACTTTGAATATCTGGCTGAGTTTTATGCACTCAAACAGCAAACCGCACCGCGCAGACCGCGTGGAACCCTGTCAAAGGGGATCACCTTGTAAGGAGTTGATGCTTCGTGGCACAACAGAAAACGCAGATCGAATACATCAACGTTGACGATCTGAAAGCGTACGAGCGAAACGCCCGCACGCACAGCGACGAGCAAATCAAGCAAGTCGCGGAATCGATCAAAGAATTCGGCTTTACAAACCCTGTTCTCATCGATGAAAACAACGAGCTCATTGCAGGCCACGGTCGAACATTGGCCGCGAAGTCGATCGGCATGAAGGAAGTGCCGGCGATCCGCCTGAAGGGGCTCACCGACGCGCAGAAGAAAGCACTGCGCATTGCCGACAACCAACTCGCCTTGAATTCGGGATGGGATGAAGAGCTTCTTCGCATCGAGCTCGGTGAACTTCAGGACGTTGATTTCAATCTTGATGTCATGGGCTTTTCTGAGGAAGAGCTCGATGCACTTCTTCTGGCGGAAATCCCGGCCCAAATCGAAAACGATGAGACGGTCGACGACGAGAGTCCTCAGAGTCAACTTGTCTTCAAGGTTACCTGCGAGACGCGAGATGAACTCGAAAGACTCAAGGAATTGACTGGAGCTGATGACAACAGTTGTCAAGCTTCCGTCCTCTTGGAGTACATCAAACAATAAGGAGGCATTGACATGTCTTGGATCACCATAGACGAGGCCCGCGCGAATCTGAAGATGTGGCTCGATGCCGAACGCGCGGTTGCCTCTGGCCAGTCTTACAAAATCGGAACGCGTAGCTTAACGAGAGCTTCGCTTTCAGATATTGCGGCTCGCATCAAGTACTGGCGCAACGAAATCGACAAGCTCGAAAACGGACGTAAGGGGGCGCGCGTGATGCGCGCAGTCCCTCGCGACCTGTAAGGAGGCTTGCAAATGAATCTGCTTGACAAAGCAATCAGGGCGATCAGTCCTGAGCGTGCGTTGAAGCGCTTCGAGGCACGAAGAAAGCTCGAAATTCTGAACTCGGGCTATTCACGGCACGGTGGCTCATACGCAAAGAAGTCCTTGATCGGATGGCTGTCCGGCGGAAGCGATGCGGATGCGGACATCGTTGACAACTTGGAAACGCTTCGCAATCGCTCGCGCGATCTCTACATGGGGTCGCCTCTTGCGACCGGCGCTCTGAAGACGGTACGAACGAACGTTGTCGGTTCCGGTCTTGCGCTGAATGCACAGGTCGACGCGAAGTTCCTCGGTCTCACAGAGGAGCAAGCGAAGGAATGGGAAGAGAACACCGAACGCGAATGGCGTCTGTGGTCTGAAAGCGTGAACTGCGACGCCGAGCGCCGGCAGACATTCTTTCAGCTTCAGTCCTTGGTGCTCCTTTCGGCTCTGATGAGTGGAGACGTCTTTGTGACGATGCCGATCATTCCGCGCAAGGGTTGCGCCTACGACCTGCGCATCGGTCTCATTGAAGCCGACCGCGTGTGCGATCCGCTCAATGCCTCTACGACTGCAAACATTCTTGGCGGCATCGAGGTCGGGACGTATGGTGAGACCGTTGCCTATTGGGTGGCGAAACATCATCCGGGCGCGATCCCTCGCATCGGTCAAGACCTGCAGCAGGAATGGAAGCGCGTGCTTGCTTTCGGTACGACGACAGGTCGACGAAACGTTCTGCATATCATGGCAGACGTAGAGCGTCCAGCACAGCGCCGAGGCGTGCCGATGCTTGCTCCTGTCATCGAGGCTCTGAAGCAACTATCCAGGTATTCAGAGGCCGAACTGATGGCTGCGGTCGTGTCCGGGATGTTCACAGTTTTTGTCAAGAGCAACACTCCCGATTCTCCACTCGCGACGGCCTTCAATCCGGCGATGCAGGTCGACAAGGCCCCAAACGCCTATGAGATGGGGAACGGCTCGATCGTTGCCCTTGATGAAGGTGAAGAGGTTCAGATTGCGGACCCGAGTCGACCGAACCCCAACTTTGATCCTTTCGTGATTGCTATCTGTCGTCAGATCGGTGCGGCGCTTGAGATTCCTTACGAACTTCTCGTGAAGAACTTCACAGCGTCCTACAGCGCGTCGAGGGCTTCGCTTCTCGAGGCTTGGAAGATGTTCCGCATGCGCCGCGAATGGCTCGTGGGGAATTTCTGTCAGCCGATTTATGAGGAGTGGCTCACCGAGGCCGTCTTGAAGGGGCGTGTGCAAGCGCCCGGCTTCTTTGACGACCCGGCGATCCGTGCTGCATGGTGCGGGGCCGAATGGTTCGGCGATGCGCAGGGACAGCTCGATCCGCTGAAGGAAGCCAATGCCGCGAAGGTTCGAGTCGATGAAGGCTTCAGCACTCGCGAACGAGAGGCGGCTGAGCTTACTGGCATGAAGTACGACCAGGTCCACGCTGTGCGCAAACGCGAGGAGGCAATGCGCAGGGAAGACGGTCTGAGTGCGACAGCTCCGGCTCAACCAATGACGGAACCGGGGAAGGAGGAAACCGATGAATAAGTTTTGGAACGTAAAGACCGACGACGGGGCAAAGAAGGCTCGGATCGATCTTTTCGGGTATGTCGGCGGGTCCAAGGAGTGGAATGACGGATTCAACGAGAAGGATTTTCTTGACGAATTCCGCGCGATTCCGTCCGATGCCGAGCTTGAGATTTCAGTCAATAGCTTCGGTGGATCTGTTTACACGGGGCTTTCGATCTATTCGTTACTGAAGGCACATAAAGGCTCGATCACCATCCGCGTCGATGGGGCGGCCATGAGTGCGGCAACGATCATCACGAGCGTGCCAGGTGCGAAGGTCATCATGCCGAAGGGCTCAATGATGATGATCCACAAGGTCAGCTCTGGCGTCTGGGGGAACACGGACGACATGAGGAAGGCGGCCGATGACATGGAAAAGCTTGAGGAAAACCTCATCAGTATCTATGTCGAAAAGACCGGCCGCGCGGTTGATGAGATCAAGGAAAAGGTCAACGCCGAGTCCTATTTCACAGCAGAAGAGGCTGTGGAGTTTGGTCTGGCTGACGAGATTGATGAAACGACGGAAGTCAAGAATATGACTTCTGGCGGCTTCGTCATGTTAAACGGCCTGAAGGCAGATTCGCGTTTCTTCGCGAATGCGCCGAAGGGCTTCATTCACGCGGAACAGCCCAAGGCATCCGCAGTTCAAAAGGAGGTTCACAAGATGAATCTGGAAACGTTGAAAGCGGAACATCCTGAGCTCGTTCAGGCGATCCGCAACGAAGCAATTGCCGAAGGCGCTGCCCAGGAACGCGCTCGCATTCAGGCAATTGAAGACATCGCTGTCGTCGGTCATGAAAACCTTGTAAACGCTGCAAAGTTCGACGGCAAGACGACCGCCGAGGCGCTTGCAGTTCAGATCCTGAAGGCCGACAAGGCTCGCGGCGCACAGATGCTCAAGGATCGCAAGAGCGACGCGAAGGCTCTTGAGGGTATCGAATCGGAAGGCAATGAAGGCCTTGATCCGAAGGCAGAAGCGAAGGCAAAGCTGGACGCCGAAATGAAGGCGGCCATTGAAGCAGGTGCGCGCGCCTTCGCTCGCAAGTAAAGGAGGAAGAAGAAATGGCAATGCAAGAAACTCATACGACGACTGTCGACAATCTTTTCGCTGCGTCGCAGATCATGCCGGTTGTTGCTGACAGCATGATGGTCAAGACTAGCCAGGGCGTGCTCAAGCGCGGCGCTCTGCTTGATAAGGACGGCACGCTCTGCAAGGTTGACTCTGGGAAGACGACGATTTCTGCAGTGTATGCAGTCCTTGCCGAGGACGTGGATACGGCTTCCGGCGACAAGGTCGCTGCCGTGTATCTCACCGGCGAATTCAACGAAGATGCTCTTTCTTTTAACGCTGAGAACAGCGCTGCCGTTGCGGACTTCAAGCCGTCTGCTCGTCAGGTCAGCATCTTCTTCAAGCCGAGCATCTAAATCTCAGGAGGGACTACAACAATGGCAATTGATATGTTTACTACTCGCACGATGCTCGCGATGGTCGAAGAAGGCCAAAAGAGCAATTCCACCTGGTTGCGCGATCGCTACTTTACGAATCGCCCGACCTTCCACACCCAGAAGATCGACTTCGACATCATCGGTCGCGGCGGTCGCAAGATTGCGCCCTTCGTCAACCCGAAGGTTGGCGGTGTCGTGCTGACGCGCGAAGGTTTCCGCACGGAAAGTTACGAAGCGCCGGAAGTTTCTCCGATGCGCGTGACGACGGCAGAAGATATGCTGAAGCGCCTGCCTGGCGAAACGATCTACTCCGCAAAGAGCCCGACGCAGCGTGCTGCCGAAATCCTCGGCAAGGACTTGTCCGACCTCGACGACATCATCACGCGTCGTGAAGAGGTCATGTGCGCCGAGGCTCTTTTCCAGGGCAAGGTGACGGTCAAGGGCGAAGGCTACGATGAAGTCCTGAACTACTGGGCTCACCTGGAGACGAAGGAGCAGCCGAAGACTACTTTGGGCACGAAGTGGGACGCTGCTGACGCCGCCCAGATCATGGGCGATCTTCGTACGCTTCGTCGCACGATGATTCAGTCCGGCGGCTTTACTCCGCACGAGCTGATCTGCGGCTCGAAGGTGCTTGATACGATCCTCGATAAGCTCACGACTGCCAATCAGCTCGATATGCGTCGCGTCGACATGGGCGCGATTGATCCGCAGCACTTGCCGAATGGCGTGACGTACTGGGGCTATCTCAAGGACTCCGGTCTTGACATCTACTCTTATGACGAGTGGTACACGGATGACGCCGGCAAGGAACAGCCGATGGTTCCCGAAAAACTCTGCATGCTCGCAAGCCCGAACGCGAAGACGATGCTTGCTTACGGCCTGGTTTCCTTGACCGGTGATGATGCGGTCAAGTTCTACGAAGGCGCTCGTGTCCCTGATTCTTGGGTTCAGCGCGCCAACCCGTCTGGTCGTATTGTGCAGATCAAGAGCCGTCCGCTGCCGATCATTCAGCAGATTCACGGCTTCCATGTCATCGAAGCTCTTTCTTAAGAGCGACAAAAACCGAATCAGGGCAGGCAATACGACCTGCCCTTTTTCGTAGGAGGGACAGAAATGAAAGTTGTTCTTTTAGAAAACCTCCTCATTTCCGGCAAACGCTACACGGCGGGTGAGGAGAGCGAGGTTGACGAGACGGTCGGACTTCAGCTTCTCAAGGACAATCTGGCGCTCGTCGGTGTGAATGAGGTCGAGAACGATCCTGTCGAAGAAGCTCCACTGCCGACGCCGGAAGCTGCTTTTGCTCCGATTCCCGAGGCGCAGGATGAGCCAGAGCCTGAAGTCAAGCAACCTGTCAAGCGTCGCGTGACGAAGAAGGTGGAGGGATGAGCGCCTTCAAGGATGCTGTTGCGGCGGATGTGGGACGCGTCTTCCTAAACCTTGACGAGTTTGCCGAGGAGCACGAAATCGGTCATGAGGTCGTGCCTTGCATTCTCGACAAGATCATCACGCAGGCGAACGGCGACGATTCATACCTTGGCGTTTTTGTCAACCAGTTGACGATCTATGTCGAAGTCGGCGTGATTGAAACACCGGTTGAAGGCGAGCTTCTCAACGTCGACGGCGCGCTTCATCTTGTCAAGTCCGTCAGCAATGAGGGCGGCGTACTTGTCATCGTGACGGAGGGGAATGAGCAATGAGTAAACCGCTAGAGGTAATCGTTTCCGACGGGCAGGGGCGGAACAAGAACGCTCTTGAGAAGGCGGCCAAGTTGCTCTCGGAAGTTCCGAACGGATACGAGGCAGCCGTCAGTCGTTCGATGAATCGTGCGGCCACTGCCGGACGCTCTGCTGCGGTCTCAACGATCCGGCAGGAGTACACGATCAAGGCTTCAACGGTTCGCCGTAACTTCACCATCCATAAGGCGACGCGCTCAGACCTTGAAGCGCTGGTCACGAGTAAGGGGCCTCGCATCCCGTTGGTGAATTACAAGACTCGTCCGAAAACTGACACGACCGGCAATGCACGAAAGCCGGTGCGCGTCGCCGTCAAGGCACGGGGAGGCTTGAAGCCTTTGGGTAAGTCGTTCGTCTACCGGGGAAAGATTCTTCAGCGTTTGGATACGAGTTCGCTTCCTGTGCAGGAGGTCTACGGTCCAGCCATTCCGGTGCTGTCTGGGAATAACGAGGTCGTAGACAACGTCGAAAAGACGATGCAGGAGACCTTCCTCAAGCGTCTGGATCACGAAACCGGCTATCTCCTCGGCGGTGGGAAAACCAACAAATACACCAAACACAAGGGGTGATTCGTATGGTCGAAAACGAGCTGACCCGCACACTTCGCGGGCTGTGTGCCGAAGCCGTGAAGAACTTCGCCTTGCCGACGAAGTCAGAACGCGGACAAGAGAAAGAGGAGCTTCGTGCTCCTCAAATCATAAATGGCTACCTACCGCCGAAGCGGTCAGGGCAGAAGGACGATTTTCCGTTCGTTCTCGTGCGGGCCGATGAGGGTACGACCGACCAGGACTCCACAGAAGTGCAGGTGTCGATCATAGTCGGGACCTACTCCGAAGAGTACGACGGGCACGAATACTGTCTGAACGTTATGTCCCGCATTCGCACTGCGCTGTGCTCCTTGCCGGGGATGACCTTGGCTAATCGGTATCGGCTGAAGCATCCGATCAAGTGGAGCACCTATGCGGAGCAGCCCTATCCGTACTGGCAGCTCGACATGCAGACGACGTGGGACATCCGCACGCCGCAGCCAATCAATCAAGAGGAGGACTTCTGATGACTACGAAGAAACCCACAACTAAAAAGGCGCAAGCCACCGAGGGGAAGGCCGTTGTTTATATCGGCCCGACTCTTGGCGGCGGTGCACTGATGCGCAATGCGGTTTTCCGTGCAGGGGAGTTTCCTCCGCACATCGTATCGATGCGCGAAAAGAGTGAGGCCCTGCGCGGTCTCTTTGTCCCGGTGTCTGAACTGGCGACAGCGCGAAAGCGCATCGGCGTGAAGGGCGACATCCTGCACGCCTATGTGCGTCAACTCAAAAATGAACTCTAAGGAGGTCATCAAATGGCATACAACCACGGGGTAAAAATCTCCGAAGTGCCGACTTCTATCCTGCCGCCTGTGCAGGTTGAGGCGGCTATTCCTTTCATTGTCGGGACTGCTCCGGTCAATATGACCGATCCGACCAACGTCAATAAGCCCGTTCTCTGCTACTCGTATGACGAGGCTGTCGCTGCTTTTGGCTACGTGCCGCCGGTCGAGGACAGCGCGAGCGGTCTGAAAAAGTACGACTTCACACTGAGTGAGGCGATTTATTCGCAGTTCGCTCTCTTTGGCGTCGCACCGATCATCGTTGTTAATGTGCTTGATCCTACGAAGCACAAGAAGACGGCGACGGCAAAGACGGTGACGCTTGACTCGAAGACCGGCTCTGCAACGATTGCAGAGACCGGCATCATCCTGTCGACTCTCAAGCTTTCTCAGGACGTTACGACCTACAAGGAAGGCACGGATTTCGTCGCAACATTCAATGATGCGGGGCATCTGGTCATCACTTCGAAGAAGGACGAGGACAACTTCAAGGTGCCGGTTGGCGCGTCGCTGACTTTGGCGGCCGAGAAGCTCGATCCGTCTGCTGTGACGAAGTCTGAAATCATCGGCGGCGTTTCCGTTGACGGTGCAAAGAGCGGCCTTGAGCTTGTTGGCGAGTGCTTCCCGCGCTTCCGTCTCGTACCGGGGCAGATTGTCGCTCCAAAGTATTCGAGCGATCCTGAAGTCGCGGCTGTGATGGCGGCCAAGGCCGTCAACATCAACGAACACTTCAGGGCTATTGCTCTGATTGATGTTCCGACAGATACCGTCGATTCCTACTCGAAGGTCGCTGAATGGAAGAACAACAATAACGTCGTCGATGAGGCGCAAGTCGCATGTTGGCCGATGCTTGCCCTTTCTGGCACGGCGTACCACATGAGTACTCAGCTCATGGGCCTTATCGGCAAGGTGGACGGTGAAAACGACAGCACGCCGTATGTCAGCCCGTCCAATAAGAACTTCCAGATGACTTCCACGGTCCTTTCGAACGGCAAGGAGGTTTGGCTGGGGCCTGAAAACGGCGCTTACCTGAACGGCCAGGGCGTCGTGACAGCTCTCAACTTCATCGGCGGTTGGGTGTGCTGGGGCAATCGAATGGCCTGCTACCCGGGCAACACGGACGTGAAGGATTCCTTCATTCCGGTTCGACGAATGTTCAACTGGGTCGGCAACACGCTTGTTCAGACCTTCTGGCAGCGCGTGGATGCGCCTTTGAACCGCCGTCAGGTCGACACGATTGTTGACAGTGCAAACATTTGGCTCAACGGCCTCGCTGCTCGCCAGTACATCCTCGGCGGTCGCGTGGAGTTCCTTGAGAGCGAAAACCCGACGACGGACCTGATGGACGGCATCGCACGCTTCCATGTGTACGTGACGCCGCCGTCTCCGAATCGCGAGATCGATTTCATCCTTGAATACGACGCTAGCTATCTCTCGACGCTGTTTGAATAAGGAGGCTTGAATTATGGCAACTGGAAACAAGGTGCCCGAGCGCCTGATTAACTTCCGCGTTTACAACGACGGAAACGACTTGCTCGGCGTCGCGAATGTGGACTTGCCGTCCATCGAAGCGATGAGTGACACGGTCAGCGGAGCTGGCATTGCCGGTGAAGTTGAAAGCCCGATCCTTGGTCATTTCGGCTCGATGACTGCGACCTTCACTTGGCGCACCATCACGCCGGAGCTTGCAAAGCTCGCGAACCAAAAGGCGCATGCGCTTGACTTGCGAGGATCGCAGCAGGTATACGACGCGGCGCTCGGCGAATATTCGTCCGTTCCTGTGCGTGTTTCTCTGCGTGCGACGCCGAAGAGCATTTCCCTCGGATCGTTTGAGGTCGGTTCCACGACGGACAGCGAAACCGAGTTTGAGGTGATTTACATGAAGGTCCTTGTGAATGGCAAGGAACTCATCGAAATCGACAAGTACAACTTCATCGCCAAGTTCGACGGCGAAGACAAGCTCGCAAGTGTTCGAAAGGACCTGGGCTTGGCGTAAAGCACAACGCCGGGGGCGGCATGAGCCGTGCCCCGGCAATCCCAACATAAAGGAGTGAATCTCATGAAGTACATCCTCTCGAAGGAATACGAGTTCGAAGGCCAGAAGTACACTGAAATCGAGATCGATCTCGACGTGCTCACCGGCAAGGACGTGTCTGCCGCAAAGCGCGAGTGGACCCGCGCAGGGAACTTCTCGCCGCTGATGGCGTCCGACACGGACTTCTGCGTCTACCTTTCCGCGAAGGCTGCAAAGCAGCCGATTGAATTCATGGAAGGCTTGCCGGCGAAGGACTACTGCGCGATCGGGCAGGAGGTCGCGAATTTTTTGCTGGGGTGATCGGCTTTGCAGAACGGTCTGATCCTGACGACGAGGTCAAGTCTGCGGCGGTATCCATTGCGCGCGTCATTAAAGGCGGTGCGCTTGAGTGGATGCAAGAGCCGTTGATTGAGCTCGCATCATGGAACAGGACGATCACAAAGCAGCTCGAAGCGGAAGCTCGGGCGGCGAAGAAAAAATAAGGCGGGAAACCGCCTTTTTTCGTAAGGAGGTGACCTCATGTCGAAGGTTTACGACATTGCCTTCAAGATCGCGGGGAAGCTTTCCGGAGACTTCGCGAACACCTTCAAGAAAGGGCAGGAGACCGTCGCCCGCATGGGTGATTCACTCGCTACGCTGAATGCGAAAGCTGCAAAGATGGACGGCCTGGTAAAGGCACGCAAGGCTGTAGGCGAAAGTTCGCGAGAGTACATCCGTGCGAAAGAAAAGGTCGCAGCACTTGGAAGAGCAATGAGCGCGACCAAGGAGCCGTCCGCCCAGATGGTCTCCGAGTTCAATAAGGCGAAAGCCGCCCTTGAAAAGTCGAAGGCTGCTCTTGAGCGGAATCGATCTTCTTTGCGCGAACTCGACGGGCAGATGGGAACGACCGGCACGCACCTGAGGACGCTTATCGAGCGACAGAATGCGCTCGCACAATCAGCTGACAGGGCTAGAGCGGCACAACAGAGGCTTGCGAAGATCAACGAGCGCCTAGGAAAGGCCAGTGATGCTCAAGGGAAGATGAGCGAAATGAGATCTTCCAGCGCGGGCACTCTTATGGGCGTTGGTGCTACGGTTGCCGCAACCGCAGGTGCGCCGGTCAAGCAGGCCATGAGTTTTGAAGATCAGCAGGCCGAGCTCCGAAAGTTCTCGGACGACTACAAGCAAGTCTTTGACGGCATTCAGAAACTCTCACTCCAGTATGCGAAGAGCACTGAGGACATGACGGCAATGGCGGCGAACGCCTTCCAGTCCGGCATCGCAAAGACGGCTGACGAAGCCCTGAAGCTCGTTGAAATTCAGAACCAGATGGCAATCGCTTTCGACATGACGGGCGATGAGGTTGGTGCTGCCTATGCGGACATCCAGTCGAAGATGGGCATCAACATCGAGCAGAGTAAGGCGATGTTTGACATCGTCAACCAGATCGGCAACACCACATCGGCATCCGCCAAGGATGTTGTCGAGGTGCTTGCTCGATCTGGTGGTGCTCTTAAGGGCTTGACTGCGATGAATGAGAAGCAGATTGCTGCTCTGGCAGGGTCCTTCCGATCCGCGTCCGTTTCGTCTGAAGTAGCTTCGACGTCGATGATGTCCTTCATTAACGCGTTGTCGTCTGGTGAAGGTGCAACAAAGGGGCAGAAGAAGGCGATGGAAGAGCTCGGCATTGATGCGGGCAAAATGGCCCACATGATGACATCGAACTCTGAGAACGCTCAGAAGGCCATTCAGGACGTTTTCAAGCGCATCAACGGCCTGCGAGAAGATCAGAAGTCGTCGATCATCGGCGCGCTCTTCGGGAACGAAGCGGGCGTCAAGTCTGCGGTTGCAACGCTTGCCAAGCAGGGCGACCTGCTTGCGGGCAACTTTGCGATGATTTCCGACCCGGCTCAGTATGCCGGGTCCATGCTGAAAGAGTTCCAGTCCAGGGCTGACACGACTTCGAACTCACTGCAGATTGCAGGTAACGCGGTCAAGTTAGTCGCCGGCGGAATCGGGACCGCTCTTCTTCCAGCTGTCCGAAAGTCGGCAGAAGCCTTCGTGAAAAGTAGCGAGGGCGTCATCAAGTGGGTGAGTGAGAATCAGTCGTTGATTCTGACGGCCATGAAGGTCGGCGGAGCGATTCTCGGTTCTGTGGCTGCCTTTCATGCGTTACGGCTTGGCTTCGCGCTTTTGGCGAGCCCGGTCATCTCCATGTACAAGGGCTTCCTGAACATTCAGAAGGCCATTTTGTGGATGCGTAACAGCACGGTGCTTGCGACGATCGCGTCGAAGGCTCAGGCCGTTGCGCTCGGTGCGTGGAAGCTCGTCGTTATGGCTGCAACGACTGCAGCGAAGCTGATGCGTGGGGCGATGCTGCTACTCAATGGCGCAATGCGTGCGAATTCTGTCGGCTTCGTCATTACGGCTTTTACGTTGCTAGTAGGAGCCGGTCTCGCGGTCTACAAAAACTGGGACACGATCAAGGCGAAGGCTGTCGAGCTGTGGAGTTCGTTCTCCTCGAACTTCCCGAACATTGCTTCGGTCGTGAAGGCAAATTTCGCGATTGTCGCTGACGTTGCGAAGAATGTCTGGGGTGTCTTCTCGAATCTCATCGGGTTCGTGAAAAACGTCTTCACTGGTCAATGGTCGGCGGCCTGGGAAAACGTCAAGGGCATCTTCTCGAACGCGTTTCAGGCGCTTGTTGGTATTGCGAAGGCTCCAATCAACAACGTCATTAATCTGGTGAATGGCGCAATCGGCGCGATCAACGGCATTTCGGTTGATATTCCGGAGTGGGTTCCGAAATTCGGCGGTCAGACATTTGGTGTCAACCTACCGAAGATTCCGCAGCTTGCTACGGGCGGCATCGCAACGCGCTCAACGCTTGCCAATATCGGCGAGGGTGGGGAGCCTGAGGCGGTTATTCCGCTGTCGAAGCTCTCGAACATGCTCGGTGCCGGGGTCGGCATGGGAGGCGGCATCACCGTCAATTTCGCTCCTGTCATCAACGTTTCGGGCGGCTCTGGTGATGCCTACGAAGGCGTGAAGCGCGGCCTTGATGAAGGTCGCCGACAGCTTGAAAAGGACCTGCGCCGTCTTATGGCGGATCAGCAGCGTCTATCTTTTGCATAAGGAGGCGGTGACGTGAAGACATACACGACCGTCGCGCAGGACACCTGGGACATCATCGCCAAACGAGTCTATGGCTCCGAAGCTTTGATGGACCAGTTGATCCGCGCGAATTTACAGCACCGGAAGACGGTGTTCTTTAGTGCTGGCGTTGTGCTCAATGTGCCGGACATTGACACGGAATCGGCTGAGTTTGCCGAGAATCTGCCGCCTTGGAAGCGTCCGGAGGGAACGCGATGAGTGGCCCCATCCAGACCAATTTGAGGCTCCTCTTCACCGAAGCCGGCAAGTCGGTGTCGGAGGACATTCTGCCGGATCTGCTCTCTTTCACGTACGACGACAAAGAGACAAATGAGGCTGACGAAATCAGCATCACTTTGAAGGACCCGACGGGAAAGTGGGCGAGCAAGTGGAAGCCGGACGGCGGTGAAGTCGTCCGAGCTTACATCGCATCCGGGACGGTTGATGGGAAGAAAGGGCGCGAGCTTTTCTGCGGAAAGTTCTTCGTCGATTCGCTCCGCACCAGTGGCTCGCCTCGTGTTTTCGAGATGCGGGCCGTGTCGGTCCCGATGAATACACCGATCCGTCGAAAGATGGTGACAAAGGCATGGGAAAAGAAAACGCTAAAGGGCATCGCTCAGGAGATAGCGGCGGCCGCGAAAGTCAAGCTCCTCTTTGATTCGAAGGAGAACCCGAGCTACGACCGACAGGATCAGAAGGCAGAAAGCAACTTGAAGTTTCTCTCGCGCCTATGTGAAGACGCCGGGCTTTCGATCAAGGTGACGGACTCGCAGATTGTGATCTTCGACCAGGCTTTCTACGAGAAGAAGAAGCCGGTCAAAACACTCACGCTAGGCGTTTCGGACATTCTTTCGTGGGACTTTGAGTCGCAGCAGTCTGAGACGTACAAGAGTTGCACGATCTCATACCGCAACCCTAAGGAAAAGAAGAAGTCCTCCGCAGGCGGCTACACGTCGAACGAGTACGACATCGATGCCGTTCCAGAGAAGAAAAATCCCGCCGTCATGACGTACACCTACGTCGCCCCGAACGCCGATGACAACGGTCAGGAGTACCAGGTCAAGAAGCGTGCGACTTCAATTTCCGAAGCTAAGCGGATCGCCAAAGCGACGCTGCGCAAGCTCAATCTGCGAAAGATGACCGGTAGCCTTTCCCTTGTCGGCGACACGTCCCTTGTGGCGGGTGTCGTCATCAATCTGAAAGGCTTCGGGTCGTTCGATGGGGCGTTCATCATCGAGAGCGCTTCGCACAGCGTCAGCACGAGCGGCTACGTGACGAGCCTTTCGGTTCGACGCGTCAACAACAACTATTGAGGAGGTGCGGCATGGACGCACTTTGGAAAGTTCCTGATGTGCCGAGCCTCATCAAAATTGGTGAGGTATCGAGCATCGATCCTGCGAAATGTACTGCTCGCGTTGTTTTCGACGACGAGGATGGACTCGTGAGCTACGACCTACCCGTTCTTCAGCGCAACACGCTCAAGAATCACGACTTTGCGATGCCCGATGTGGGTGAAGACACAATCGTACTTTTCTTCGGTGAAGGGCAGGAAGACGGCGTCATCATCGGTTCGATTTACGCGGGCGAAGTAACGCCTCCGGAATCGACCGAGAACCGGCGCACGGTTGTCTTCGACGACGATACGCGCGTCTGCTACGACCGCCAGGAGCACAAGCTCACTGTGACGATTGAAGGTACGGAGATCGTGTTCAATCGGCAGGACGGCTCCATTACGGTCCCGAATGCCGTCACGATCAACTGCACAACTGCGACGGTCAAGGCGTCGTCGAGCGTAACGCTTGACACGCCGAAAACGGACGTTACTGGTGTGCTGAATGTAACGGGGCTCATTACCGGGAAAGGCGGTCTTGCTGTCAGCGGTGGTGGCGGTGCGGCCGTAACGGTCTCCGGAAACATGAATCTGGAAGGTCAGATCGATGCGTCGAGCGATGTTGTCGCAGGCGGTATCAGTCTGATGAACCACCAACACAAAGAACAAGGCGACGGCTCTCCGACGAGTCCGCCGCTGTAAGGGGGCGAGAAGAAAATGGGCCTGGGATTTTCGGCAGTCGGTCTTTTCGGCAAGCTGCCTTTTTTATGTAGTAGCGCAGTGACCTTTACGTTCAAGGACTTATCGGTTTCGCGTAGCACTCGGTGGGCGACGCACGAGATTATCGGAAAGAAGCCGGTGCTTGAGTACATCGGCCCAGGGCTTACGGAGGTCAGCTTCAACATTCAGCTGAACTCAATGTTGGGGACGCCGCCTTTGGCAGCGCTCATTCAGCTCAAGAAAATGCTCGAGAAGAAACAGGCTGAGCGACTGCTCATCGGGCCAGACTACCTTGGAAAGTTCGTCATTGAGTCGATTGGTGAGGAGCGCAAGTATCACAACAACCTAGGCATCTGCGTCTCTGCAGAGGTCAGCATCAACTTGAAGGAGGCAGCGTAAATGGCTCAATACACAGTAACGCTACCAAGTCAAGTTGACTTCGCGCCGTCGGACGAGGTGCGAGAGATTCTGCAGAACGTGCGGACGATTCTCAGCACGCGTAAGGGCTCCGTTCCTCTGGACCGAGACTTCGGGCTGACGTGGGCGCATATCGACAAGCCGATGCCGGTCGCAAAGATGTTGATGCGGTCTGAGGTGATAGACGCGATTGAAGAGTACGAGCCAAGGGCAACAGTCGTTTCTGTCGACTTTGACGAGGATACGGCGAGCGCGATGGACGGCATTTTGAAGCCGCGCGTTGTCGTTCAAATCGGAGAGGAGGAATAAGACATGGCAGAAACTATTCCACGCTGGCACTTGCCAGCGGTTGAGTTTTTGGAGACGGACGCCGAGACCATCAAGGCCGAGATTATTACTGGATATGAGCAGGCGAGCGGACGAACGCTTGCGGCGGGTGACCCAGTTCGCCTCTACCTGTTGAGCCTCGCTGCTGTCATCATTCAGCAGCGCACTGCCGTGAATCTGGCGGCACAGCAGAATCTGCTTTCATACGCTCAGGACGGCTATCTCGATGCGCTCGGTACGCTTTTGAGCGTTACGCGTCTTGCCGAAAGTAGGGCCGTTACGACGATCAAATTCACGCTTTCGCAGGCTCTGGCGACGGTCTACACGATCCCAGCAGGAACCGAGGTGACGAACGGCGTTGTGACTTTCGCAACGGACCATGAGCTCAATATTGAGAAAGGGAAGCTCGAAGGGAGCGTCACTGCATCCTGCACCGTTGCGGGGACGGTCGGCAACGATTACCTTGCCGGGCAGGTCAACACGATCGTCAAGCCGATGACGTTCGTCTCGAAAGCTGAAAACACAACGATCACGACGGGCGGTTCCGAAGCGGAAAGCGACGAGTCTCTTGCAGAGCGCATTCGCCTCGCACCGAACGGCTTCTCTGTTGCAGGTCCTGAGAAGGCGTATGTCTACCATGCGAAGAGCGTGTCGAGCTCCGTGCTAGACGTTTCTGTCACCTCCCCGACACCAGGCGAGGTCGATGTTTACGTTCTGCTCGCGGGCGGTGAATTGCCTTCAAAAGAAACGCTTGAGCAGATCGATGCGTACTTGAGTGATGAAACGCGTCGACCTCTCACGGACTTCGTCCAGGTGCTTGCGCCGAAGGCCGTGAATTATGAGCTTGAGATTCATTACTGGATCAGTCGCGAGGACAGTTCGCGCGCCGAGCAGATCAAATCTGATGTTGAAAAGGCGGTCGAAAAATACCGCGTGTGGCAGCAAGGAAAAATCGGGCGCGACATTCTCCCTGCAAGGCTCATTCAGTACGTCATGCAGGCGGGAGCTTCGCGCATCGACAACCCGACGATGAAGCCAGTTGATTTCCAGAAGCTCGAAAGCGACCAGGTCGCGCAGTGCACGGGCGTGAAGATCGTTTACGAGGGCTACAAGGATGAGTAAGGAGCTCGCGGAGGTAAGGCTGAGCGACTTGCTTCCGGACTCAATTGCTCAAGACGACAACGTCAGGCACAGCGCGACGGCGCTCGACAAGCAGTTGCTCGATATGACGGCGGCGGTTGATCTTCCGTCGATTTACGTCAGCATTGACAAGCTCACGAGCACGCAGCTCGACCACGTCGCCTATGGGTGGGATGCGAGCGTCTGGCGCGATTCCTGGCCCGTTGCTTTGAAGCGTAGCGTCCTGAAAAACGTTGTGAGGGAAAAGCGAAAGAAAGGGACGCTTCGTGCTGTCAAAGATGCCGTTTCTTCGATCGGTTCGGCTGCGACCATCAGAGAGTGGTGGCAGATGGAACCCAAGGGAACGCCTCACACGTTCGAGATTCAGGCGACGCTTGGAAACATAGACGGCACGCTTGATGCCGAAATGCAGGAGGACCTTTTCGCGCTCGTCGACGACGCGAAGCCAGTCCGTTCGCATTACACCTTCGTGCTCGTGAGACAGCTACAGGGCGGCATGGGTGTTGACGGTTATCTTCGCCCGGTGGCTTACGCGCGTATTCGCTCTGAAGAGATTGTGAGCCGAGACATTGATGCGGCTGTCGGCATTTTCGTCGGGGCACGGCCTATCGCGATGCGCTCGCTCGTCGGCCTCGCAAAATAAGGAGGGGTTTTTATGGACATCGTTTTGACGACGGCAGGTATTCAGGCCGTTATCAACGCAAAAGAGACCGGGACCAACGCCGTCACCATTTCTGAGATCGGTGTCGGCACCGGCAAATACACAGCAAGTAAGGAGCAGACACAGTTACAAGCTCAAGTCAAGCGCTTGCCGATTCTCGAAGGTGGGCAAGCAGGTGACAATGCGATTCACGTCGCATGCAAGGACGACGGGCCGGGCGCGTACGAGGTGTGCGAGTTCGGCCTTTTCCTTTCTGACGGGACGCTTTTCGCGGTCTACTCGCAGAGCACTCCGATCATTGCAAAGCAGGAGTCAAGCAATTTGCTCCTTGCTATCGACATGAAGCTCGAAGGCGTCAGCACCGGGAACGTCACTTTCGGCGACATGTCTTTCTCTTTCACAGCCGCAACACGTGAAAACGCAGGAATCGTTGAGCTTGCTACTGACGAAGAAACGCAGGCAGGGACCGATACGCAGCGAGTCGTGACGCCCGCCAGTCTGAAGAGCTTGACTTCTACGGCAAAGCGTGCGGGTCTCATCCGCACAGCATCGGAAGGCGAAGCGAAGGCGGGAACGGAAGGCGCGGCTGCTCTCACGCCTGCGACCCTGAAAGGCGCGGCTGCTTCCGAAGCGGAAACGATCGAAGGGAAGTCCGGGACGCTCTATGTGACGCCTCTCGGCCTTCGAGGCTTGAAAGCTACGACCGGACGAAACGGTCTTGTCGAATTGGCGACCGAGGCAGAGGCAAAGGCAGGGACGGACAAAGAACGCGCCGTTACTCCTGCGGGTTTAAAGGCTGTCGTCGATGAGGCGACCCCGGACGCAAGTGAAGCCGCCAAGGGGCTGATTCAGATTGCTTCTGCGGTTGAAGCTACAGCCGGAACAGACGCTCTGAAGGCAATGACGCCCGCGACAGGAAAGGCTGCGCTCGATGCGCGAATTGCTACGGTTGAAGAGGCGAAGGTTGGCACGTCGACGACGAAGCTCATCACGCCAGCAACTCTGAAAGCCGTTGTTGATGCGGCTGTGGCTGCTGCTCTGGCGAAACAAGGAGGTGCCGAATAATGGCCAACACAATTTTGATCACTGATGCCGGTCTGGCAGAGGTCGTCAACGCCGAGCAGTCTGGTACCGCGCCCGTCGTCATCACCGAGGTGGGATACGGCACGGGGCAATACACGCCAACGAACGACCAGACGGCCTTGAAGGAAGAGTTCAAGCGTCTGACGACCATCGCAGGAGGTGCGGTTGGAGACAACGTCATCCACCTTGCGGCTCGTGACGATTCGACTGAGGCCTACACAGTCTATGAGGTCGGTCTCTACACGGCGAGCGGAACCCTTTTCGCGGTTTGCTCGCAGACGGTTCCGATCATCCAGAAGGCTTCACAGTCGCAGGCGCTGCTCGCGATTGATCTTTCGGTGACGGACTTCTCTGCGGACTCTATCGCTTTCGGCGATACGAACTTCTTGAACCCGCCCGCAACGACAACGACTCTCGGCGTTGTCGAGCTTGCGACGAATGAAGAAACGATCGCGGGAACAGATGGAACGCGTGCCGTCACGCCGAATAGTCTCAGCGCTCGAACAGCGACGGAAAGCCGCACCGGTTTGATCCGCATCGCCGTTCCGGCTGAAGTGCTTTCAGGAAAGGACAACACGAAGGCTGTGACGCCGTTTGGGTTGCTGTCTGCCTTTTTGAAGAATCATGGCGACAGCGGCTTTCAGAAGTTGCCGAATGGCTTGATTGTGCAGTGGGGTAAGACTTCGATTGCCGCCGATGGTTCGACCGTCGTTGCCTTCCCTGTTGCTTTCCCGACTGGAGTCGTTTTTGCGAACGCAACTCCGACCGGGGACGTTTCAGCAGACTTCGTCGCTACTGGCTTGACGAAGGGGAACGCGACCTTCAAGCACAACGCAAACGGTAAAGTCCCGGCGCTTTGGATGGCACTCGGATTCTGAAAGGAGAGGACAGAATGGCTTACTTCTACAGCGCGTCTCAACGCGCTTTTTACTGCACGGAGATTGTGTCGGTGGATGTCATGCCCGCCGACAAGGTGGCGGTTTCAGACGAGGCATACAAGAGCCTCATGGCCGCACAGAATGCGGGGAAGTTGATCCGTCCGGGGGCGGGCGGAGCTCCTGAAGCCGTCGACCAGACGGGCGCTGTCGCAACTGGCATCGTCCACGAGCTGACGGCTGCAACTGCTGACAAGCTGGGTCACATCAAGATCGGCAAGAACGTCGACGTTGATGTTGACGGAACAATCTCTGTCAATCTCTCGAAGGACATAGGCGATCGAAGGGACCGCGCTCCTGAAAAGCCCGATTACGGCCTGAGTTGAAGGAGGTGGAAACATGGGAGCGGTCAAAAATTTTACGCTCGATCAAGGCTCCGATAAGACGGTGTCCTTCATCCTGAGCGACAAGAACGGTCCGCTTGACCTGACAGGATATTCAGCCGCCATGCAGTTGCGCAGGTACGCATTCAGCGAGGAAGCAATTGACACGCTGACGACGTGTAATGGTCGTCTTCTGCTCGATGAATCGGCGGGAAAGGTCACAGCGAAATTCAAACATGAAAACACAGAAGGGTACCCGGGTGACACGGTGCTGTACGACCTGGAGCTTCAGTCTCCGGACGGCGAAATCACGCGGGTCGTTGAGGGAAAAATCAAGGTCTCCCCGGAGGTGACTCGTGTTAAATGCGCGCGCAAGGCGTGAGCTCGCAATTACTGCGCAAATCACGTCAGAAGAAGAAATTCAAGTAGATGCTCAATGTCAGGACATCGTTCCCAAGGTCGTGACCGTTGAGGTTCCTGGCATTCAGGGGCCGCCGGGAAAGGACGGTGCGCCTGGTAAGGACGGAGAGGACGGTCAGGATGGCACCTCTTTCGTCGAACGCATCGACAACTCTTTCATTGACAATCTTTTTTAATCGTAAAGGGAGTGAGAAAAATGAGTGCTTTGAATGCTTTTTTAGACAAGCAAGGTTTGACTCATTACGACAGCAAATTGAAGACGGTCGTTGCCGGGCAGATGACGATCGAGGGGCGCACGATCACGTTGAAGAGCGTCTCTGGTGCAACGCTCGCAACGGTAACGATGCCGCAGACGATCTATGAGCTTGCAACGGATCAGAAAAACGGTCTGATGAGCAAGGGAGACTTCGCCAAGTTGCAAGGTATCGCGGCTCAGGCGACGAAGGTCGAAAACTCTGAAACGAACGGGAACATCCAGATCAATGACGTGGAGACGCCCGTTTATGTCCATCCGACCGTGACGGCAGGCGCTCTTGTGTCTGGGCTCTACAAAATCACGACCGACGGCAATGGACACGTTACCCTCGGCACGAAGGTTGTCAAGGGCGACATCACGGCACTCGGTATTCCGGCGCAGGACACGACGTATGGCCCGGCCACGGCTGATGCTGCGGGGCTGATGTCTGCTGCCGACTTCACAAAATTGCAAGGAGTCGCTGTGGGAGCTCAGGTCAACGTACTCGAAAAAGTGAGCGTCAACGGCGGTGCTCTGCCGGTCAGTTCGAAGGGCGTCAATATCGATCTCACGCCGTACGCTCTAAAAACGGATATTGCGAGTGCCGTGAATTACAAGGGCTCTGTCGAAAACTATGAGGCTCTGCCGACCAAGGATGTGAAGGCAGGCGATATGTACAACGTCGAGAGTGCCGATCCTTCTCATCAGATTGACGCAGGAATGAATGTCGTCTGGAACGGCGAAAGTTGGGACCCGATGGCCCCGATGATCACGATGACTGGCATTACGAACGAAGAGATCGACGCCCTCTTCGCGTAAGGGGGTGTGCTCATGGCTAACAGTTTTCTCGACTTAAACGGGCTCGCCAATTTCAAAGCGAAGCTTGAGAAGAGCCTTAGCGATGAGTATGCGAAGAAAGCCGAGGTCGTCACCAAGGAGGAGGCCTCGGCCTTCGCAAGGCTCAAGACATGCAGCGAGATCCGAGACCGAGCACCGACAAAGCCGGACTACGGCTTATCAAAAACAAAGGAGGGAGCTGAATAATGGCTCTGAAAGAACAGGATATCGTCTTTACGACGACGGATGAGGCGGGTAACACCGTCATTCAGTTTCCGATTACGCGCGTCGAAAATGTTGAAGACGCCGTGCGTACTGTGAACAAGAAGAAGCCTGACAGCAATGGCGACATTCAGATCGATGTCGACATGAGTCATCTGGCGACAAAAGATGAGCTGACGAAGGGCTTGGCGAATAAGCGAGATCACACGATCCAGATCGCCAACGCGGACCTGAACACGCTGCTTGATGACAAAACATGGGCCTGTAGTGGGACGCTGAAGAATACTCCGATTGCTTGCACGTTCTGCATTGTGCAGGCCTACGACACGGGGGCGCCCATCAGCGGGAACATCGTGCAAGTCTGCTACGTTCCGAACCAAACCGACAACACAGTCCGCACCTTTTGGCGCAACTGCAATAATGGGGTGACCTTCGGGAAGTGGAGCGAGCCCGGGGCCGTGAAGACGGTGAACAGCGTCGCGCCTGATGCTTCTGGCGAAGTGACGTTGCCGAACGCGACGACGAGTAAATTTGGTCTTGTGCGCCTTGCTGCCGAAGAGGACGTTTTGAACGAAGCTCCCCAGACAGTGGTCTGCACTCAGCTGATCTACGAAATCAACGAGTTCCGACGTAAGTCTACGGCCTACAACGTCGGCGATAAGGTGGACTGTGCCTTCCAGTACGAGCGCTTCCTCGAATGCACGAAAGCGGGGACTACGAGTGCGGACCTGCTCGATACGCGTAGTGTCACGCATGGTCAGGTCATTGCAGACGGGACGGTTGAATGGACCGTTCGGACGCATGTGCGTTCGATCAATGGCTATTTTGCAGATGGAAATGGCGATGTGTCGCTTGCGGTAGCCGTCAAAAAGATTGTTTTGGATGCATATTTCCCTGTTGGTACGACCTATCTCTCTGCCGATGTAGCTTTCGACCCTAACGTCTCATGGGGCGGTACTTGGGTAAAGGTTGAAAATCGCTTCTTGCTTGGTGCGGGTAGTCGGGGAGTCGGAGCGACGGGTGGCGAAGAGATGCATACGCTTACTGAAAGCGAAATGCCGCGGCACAAACACGGTATTGGTAGCGTTAGTTCGACTGGTCAGTTTACCGCAACGCATTGTTGGAACGGCGATGCTACGAACGGGGCGTTTTCTCAAACCGCTAAAGGTAATGGTGCTGGTGGCGGTGCAGCTAATGGTGCAACGTATAAGTACAGTTTTTACACGACTAGTGGTGGCTCTGTAGCAGAATCTGGTAGTGGTAATGCTCATAACAACATGCCGCCGTATGAAGTCGTTAATATTTGGAAACGCACGGCTTAATTTTTAATGGGAGTAAAAGACATGAAAGATTTAGAGGTATTAGTTCAATTTGATCGGCAAACTATTTATGTCAATAAATACGGGCTTAGTTTTTCTTTTACGCGCGAACAAATGAAAAAATTGCCGACTGATGTAGATGCCAATGAAATTATTGAAATTTGGTGGAATGTTAGTGGGCAATGTTCGTATCAGATTAAAGGGGAATCTACCGCAAATCATTTCGGCGAAGAACACTATGATGACTATGTGAAGCCTTTCGTTGATTTGTGGCAAGCCGAAAAAGACAAACTCGAGAAAGAGCGTCAAGAGGCTGAGGCGGAATACAACAGTTTTCCGAATGTCAAAGCCAGAAAACTCGATGGACTCAACGCGGCGCATGAAACAGCAGAATCGGACGCTCACGTTTTCTCCTCGTTGGGATTTGAGATTGATGCGAACGACAGAGCGAATCGCGACGTTGAAGGCATCCTTAGAACAATCGGCGATGGCACTACGATGTTTTGTGACTACAATAACGAGTTTCACGAGCTGAACAAGGCTCAGGTAGAAACACTTCAGGTCGAGATTATTCAGAATGCCCAGGCGCTCTACGCTCAAAAATGGGCGTATCGTACTCAGGTAGAGGCAGCAGAAAACGTTGATGAGCTTGATGCCATTGAGTTTACGTTCTCGCAAATGAGGTTTTGATGGGGCATCGTGTTCTATCAACTCCTCAAAAGTCTATAGGGAGGTGTGCCGACATAGGAAGGCTTCCCGCGCGAAGATGCACCGATTGTGCTTACGGATAGGTGATTTTGAGCGAACCACATAGAGATTAAGGCTGTCAATTTCTATTGACTGCAATCCCGATCGTTCGCTTGGTTAGGTCGTTCACCGTAGAATACGGCGTCCATTCGCCGGCTTTCAGAGCTTTGGAGTCAAAGCGCTGAATGTAAATTTCACAACCGTCTCGTTCATAAACATCGGTGAAGTTGTAATTCTGGTCAGATTTTATGCACAAAATGACGGATAGTCGTCTTGCATTCAAGTTGCGTTTAACGCGGCAAGTGGCCTCGATTACGTCGTCAATATTTTCGACGTAATCGTAGTTGTCGTTGCCGCCTTCGATATACAGCAACATAACCTTGGCGTTGGTTGTCAATGAAAAGAAACGCTTCTGTCTTCTGGCGTACTTTTCCGTTACGCGCTGATAATCTTCTTCTGAGTCGTCTTTGAAGTCGTGGATGAATAGAGCGTTATTTTTGCGATTGAAAACATGAATGGTGCCTTCCGGTGCTTTTTGTTCCGTGTATTCCAGATCTTCGCGGTTCAACATTCCTGAGAAACGTTTCTCAATGAGTTCCAACTTTGTCAGGTACGGAAGGCCGGCAATCCAGTCGAATGGACCGCTGCATTTTCGAAGGTTGATCTCCCTAAGGATCGTGGCGGCCAAACAGTTACTACCGAGAGAGAAACAACTATCGAATGCATCGATACTGATCTTGTAGATGTACTGTTCCACCAGTGGACGGACGATTTTTGGGAAAAACTTTCGGTATTTCGAATAGGTGGATGCTAGGGTGGCGTTCAGATGTGGGATTCTAGTATGGAGGTTGGCGACATTTTGAAACATATTTGATATGGATGCAAAAATGGCTCAAGGTTGTTGGATCAACCATGAGCAGAGCAGGGTACGTACACATAACTTTATCACACCGCCTTCTGGCGGTTTTTTCATATGTGGGATTTGATTGTCAAGGCGCTGAAAGAGGCGCTGAAGGAAAAGGTGACTGAAATGACGAAAGAAGAAGTGAAGGAATGGCTCGACAAGATCGGCGTCAAGGTCGAGGAAGTGAC